GACAATGACTGTAAGGGATAGAAGGAGTGTAAACATAGATTATTCAGTAGGTGTTGTTGCTTGAGTAATCTTTGTGTTTAACTCGGTTAAGGTCTTACCAAAGAACATCTGAACGCCAGCAATGCAGTCGAACTGTTGATTGGCTTCAACCGCACCAATGATGGTTGTCTTGCCTTCAAGAGTAAATCCAGCAAAACCTTTATATGGAGCAAAAATAGTATTCATTAGGCTACGGAAAAGTCTGATAGACTGTTGATTACTCTAATTTTATGTGCGTGGGCTGTGTTAGAGTTCATCCCATTAAAATATACAGTATTGCCAGAGTGAATAACAGAAGCGTTATATACTCCTGTAGTTTGATTTACAATACCCCAGTTGCCCACTCCAATGTCCGTAACCATTCTTGGAATGGTAGTACCCCAGCCAAATCCCAAAGCAGCATTTGCCCTATCAATAGAAATTACTTCAGAGACAATGATGGTTGCCTTCTTTGTGTCAACAGAGACACCTTGGAATGAAACGGAAAGAGCCATTAGACCTGTGCGTATGCGAGGTGAACCGTAGAGGCCGTAGCAGAGTCAGTAGTAACCCGGACAGACCCCGTGTAGTTCTCAATACTCGTGCTGGATAGGGCTGGCACTAGGATGCCAACACTAGCCGTGGCGCTGTAGATAACATACAGGTTGGCGCTGGGAGACTTGTTCTGGACGAACACAATGATACGCTTCTCAGTAGCCGAAGCAGCAGCAAGGATTTCGGTAATCCCGGCATTAGATGCCGAAACATCCGAATGCGTAAAGGTTCGGACAAACGGAGATGAGGTTGAGATATACGACATAAATTAGTAGGTTTGGTTCATATTGATGCGGTTGACTTGCTTCTGTTGGCGAAGGACGATGTCGATAGCATCAATGATGTATCGCTCTGCTTCAGCCTCTGCGACCTGGGAGGCTTCCATTTGCAGCTCAGAACGAAGCCAGTCTGAAAAAGCACCACGCGCCATATACGACGCAAAAATGTAGGGGATGGTTACGATCTGCCACTTGGCTGGATGCGTAGACGGGGATTGACCGGCCGTAGTGTTATCAATGCAATTATAGAAATTGCCGTAGTGAGGCTTTCCGGCTACAGGAGTATAACTGCCAGTATTGCTCCCAGAATCGAAATAGCACTGAGCGCCGATAGAATAGCCGACAGTTGGTGCATACAGATCGCCAACGAGTTCTGGACGCTTGATGCGATACTCTCCGTAGACAGTGCCAGGGTCGGAAAGGAAGACCAGTTTCTGTATAGTTCCGTTATCATACAGACGGAAGTTTAGCGTAACAGACTTCGTGGTTACGAGAGGGTCTTTGTCGTAACAGGAAAACACTTCACCAGCATCAGCAGGAATGGCAGCAGTAACCAGACCGTTTCCATCATTGGATACGGTTAACTGGGCGACACGGGTGAGGTCGGGCCAGTCCTGCAACTCCCAGGCGACACGAAGGCGTTCGTTATTGAAGTCACGGAATTGAGCGAATGTCTCTTCCGAGATGTTATGACGATCCTGTCCTGCAAGTTGCAGCGAGTTAAACAGGATAGGGGAAAAGTGGGTGGTTCTCATTTTGTGAGGTAACCGTCTGCTGTAAAGATAGCGCCGTTCACGACGGAACGCTTGACCCGGTTATTAACAGCGATTTCCGGGTTGTGCCTAATGAAGTCGTTAGTGAACTCTTCATCATTCCAGCACTCATAACCAAGGCGGTGACCCCAGTAATGGAAAGCAGAAAGAGGGATACGAGCCTTCAACTCGCCTACCCCCTCGATTGGTTTAGCTGCGTTTGCGTGGTTGAAGGCCGCAAACTGCTTTGCCTGTGCATATGACGCTGCTTCCTGCATCCTCCAACCCGTGAGGAGTTCCCTTTCCATATCCTTGCGGAGATGGGAGGGAATAACCTCAGAGATCGACTGGATGATGTCGGACAAGCGTCCTATGGATTAGGCGCTGAAGTCGAACTTACCGAAGGCCAGCGGGTTGTAGATACAGAGGCCGGCGACTGCTTCGATAAGACGAGCAGGGCCACCACCGTTGTCTGTCAACTCAGTGACCTGGGCGACGTTACCACCGTAGCGGACTTCGACCATATCAAACGGGATGATGTAACCAGAGAAGTTGTTCTTAAGGAACAGCGACGGGTGCAGACGAATCTGACCGAAGTCACCCTGGAAGACATCAACCGAAGAGATGTACGAAGACTCCGTGACATCACGATTGAGCGTACGAATGGCGGTCTGGGTGTTTGTGCTACCCGAAGAGGCAGTCGTAAACACGAGGTTCGTGAAGGCGCGCTTAAGCGTTGGGCCGACGAGAGCATCGTAATCCTTGAACTGACCAGTCTGGCTGTAGATACCCGTGAGGATGTCCTGCACAACTGTTTCAGTGAGAGCAGCCGTACCGACTGTCGAAATCTGCGCAGCAGACAAACAGAAGTTTGAAGCAGCAGCAGGGAGGTCAACGGTGTCGATATTGGCAGCGGCAACGAGCCACTTATCAAGACCACGGGTACGATAGCCGACAGTGCCGTTATCGACCTGGGCGGTCTGGTTGCCACACATAGCGATTTCCATATCACGCTTCACAAGGGTAATAGCCTTGGAGACGTTGTTGGAGAGTTCGTCACGGACACCAGCGATGTTAGCGATGTCCTGGGTCAACTTGGACACACGGACAGCCTTACGGAAGATCTGGATACGGTTCGACAGTTCGACACGGTACTGAGTACCACCATCGTTCGTGAAGTTGGACGTACCAGAGTTGGGATCGACATCCGAACCGTCAACGACGGGGGTCGGAGTTGTGGTAGCGGGGAGACGGTCGGCTTGCCAGCGGAAGATGGTGTTACCGGGCTGTGCGCCCTTCTTCGCCATCGACGTGAAGGGAGTGTCCTTCGCATCGACGAGAGCGATGAGGTTAGCCAGGTCTTCACGCTTACCAGCGTTGACGATGTCTTTTTCGAGAAGTTTTGCCATTGTATTTTATGGGGTAGGGGGAGGGAGGGGTTTAGATGAAGCCTTTAGCGAGTAGCACTTTGGCGAGGTCATCAGCGGAGTTCGATTTTGCGAATCGACTTTGAGCCTGGTTTGCTCTTGCTTCGGAAGAGGTAGTCTTGGCTGGTGTAGCAGTAGAACGGACGGGCGGTAATGATTTCGACTTGCTTGTGTTATTGGAACTGGCTTTCGCCTGTCCCTCACGTGTCTGCATTCCCCGGATGGCATCACCGATAAAGATTTGCCAATCTGGGAAGTTACGCAGCTGCGGAGCAATCCTAAGCATCTGTTGAGCCATTTGGTACTCTTTCGAGGCTGGAGTCTTCCACCACGGATAATTTGCTTCAGCAATAGGTCGGATTAGATTCTCCGCTTCAATCTTGGCAAGCTGCTTGGGCAGATGCTCTTCGATTGCTTTCGTAGAATTAACCAACATACGCTTAACGTCATCCGAGCCGTATTGACTCTCACCTAGGAAGAACCCTTCTGGGTTCTCCATACACTTATAGCGCAGCCATCGGGCTTGTTCGACTTCCTTGTCAACTTCAGCCTTCGATTTTAACGAGTTGAACGGATTATCTGCGTCATTGACGCTATTATTGTTCTGCTCGCTCGATTGCTGTGACTCGGTCACCGTTTGCTTCAGCGCATCCAATTCCTTACGGAGATTGGCGACTTCCTCTTCTGCTTGCTTTCGCTTTGCAGTTAACTTGTCGATACGCTTCTGCACACCCTTAGAGAGATCGCTGTCTCCCTCGTCGTTTTGTGCTTCCTGTGAATGAACTTCGTCGCCATCCTCGGCCTGGGGGATTTCCTCTGTATCTTCAGCGTTGTCGGCTTCTTCTACAGTATCATCCTTGACCTCCGTTTGGTCTTCACCCTCAGTTTCGGACTGGGTTTCATCCGTCTGTTCCACCGGATCGGCAAACAGAGTCTTACGGAGTGCATCCGAAAGAGTTTCCTCATTTAGCCCTGTGGAGTAGGCGTTAGACTGTACCTCGGTATTATTTTCGGCCGTATCGATATCGGCGCTTTTATTATCTGGCATAACAGGGATTGGTCGCTCCC